TACAAGACGGAAAAGGCAGGCTGAATGATAATCACGGCAAAGGCTTCTTTAATTCTTTAGGTAGAGTGACTGAGGCTAAAAAAATCTTCAAATCTGAAGACTGCGAAAATGAAAGACATAAATATTACTGGGAAAAAATTAAGGCGCCATTTATATATGCAAAAGGCTATCTCTTCAACAACGAAGATCATCCTAATGCCAAAGCTGCTGCCGCCATATTAAGAAACATACATAGAGAAGATGCTCCGCTAGTAATGAAAGCCTCAGTTGAAGGCGGCGTTGTAGCAAGAGGAACAGCTGATCCAGCTAGGTTAGCTAGAACAAAAATACACTCAGTGGCGTTAACCTTCACTCCAGCCAATAATGCGACGCTAGTTGAGCCAGTTGATCTAAATAAAGCTAATCAAGACTGGGAAGCAGATAAACAACTTATAAAGTCGGTAATGCATCTAGCAGAGACTAACGTGCCATCTTTTAGGCATATACAGCGACATGCTTCTGCAAATTCAATATATGACAACATACTAAAAATACAAGACCTCTCTAGAGAGCTAGGAATAGATGTTCATATTCAGATACCGGATCCTGAAGTAATAATGAAGAATGCTATCTTTAAGAAGATTGAAAACAATATTCGCAAGATAAATAAGCTGGTTAAGTCACTTAATGTAGATCACCAAAATTTAATTGGTGAACCAGATAAACTTCAAAATGACCCAAAGAATGCTGCCGGCAACTTTGATCATCCTGAGCTAGTAACTAGATGGCATGGCAAGGGAAAAATACCCGTTGATCATGCTGATCGCCAAGAAATGGTCAACTACATAAACAAACTCAAAAACACACCAGATAGGTTAGGGTTAAATGTTAATGTTAACGAGGCTAGAAGGCTCTACAACGATCATATAGCAGAGAATCAAAATCTAGGTAAGTCAGACTTGAGTAGGGCTGCTAAAGGTACAGCAATTGCTATAGCCATGGGTCACGCCGCTCACTATATCTCAGAGCCGCCAGTTGAAGTTAAAAATCATGCAGTTAAGGTTCATAGAGAATTAGAGTCGCAAAAAAGTAAGACAGTTGCAGAGCATAATTCTAGACTAAACAGCAGCGATATTAAATTATCCAACAAAGAATATGGTTTCGATGAGAAAGAGCCAGCAGTTAGCCATATTCAGGTTAAAAAACAAAAGTTAAAAAATAAGCTAAAAAAAGCACTGCTTGCTGGTTATGGTGGCGCTGGTGCGCCCACAGATTTAACTGGTGGCGGAGTTATTCAACCGCAAAGCCTAGATGCTAAGCGTAAAAAAAAAATAAAAAATAGGTTAGTTAAAGCAGTTATAGAACTAGAAGAGCTAGCTAAAGGCAAGAAAGAATTGCTAGCCATGTATAAAGATCCAGCACACGGCAAAGATCACGTAGACTGGGTAACAAAAACACTACCCACAGCTTGGCACACATGGGCTGTAAAAAACCACAGAGACAATTCAGCGGGATTTACCCCAGAAATAAAAGAAGAATTAAACCACTTTAGTGGAATGGCTGCTCATGCTAACGAAATAAAGCAGACCAGATTTAATCCTAATGATAATTTTGACACTGGCTTAAATAAACTAAGAGAAGCACAAGAAAAATATAATTCTAAACAAGAAAATGACAGTAGACATCTAGTACCTGATTCTAAAACTAAAAAAATATCAAATGATATAACGGGGACTCACGGCATTGGCAACTGGTATTCACTTGGCAAATCTTATTGTGAAGATGAAGGTAAAGCCATGCATCATTGTGGGAACATAGCAGGCGAAAGTAGGAAGACAGATAACATATTATCTTTTAGAACTGAAAGAAAAGATGGCAAACATAAACCACACCTTACTTTTATTGAAAATAATGGCTGGCTAGGTGAGACAAAAGGCTATGCCAACAGTGCACCTACAAAAGACTATCATAGGGCAATAGTCGAGCTGCTCAAAGATCCAAAAATAAAAGGAATAGCAGGCGGAGGTTACCAGTCAGAAATGAATTTTAAGTTCTCAGATCTTTCGCCTGAGCATCGTAAAGAAGTGCTAGGCACCAATCCTAATTTAATAATAGACATTGATGGCTATGAAAATCAAGCAAAAGCATTATCAAATAATTTGCCGCATCACCATAAGGAGAACTTAATTACAGACCCTGGCCTAGATCCTCGCCTCCATGAGCAGCTAGCTAATGACGAAAATAATGATGTTCGCAAGACAATGGCGGCCAGACCCGATC